GGGATATGGACGAAGATGTGCCAGGATGGGAAAACCATACAGGAACACCTACGGATGTAATTACAGATCTATCTAGTGATAAGTTCACTCTATATCCAATTCCAATTGTATCAGATACGCTGATGATGACTATTATCAAAGAACCTGATGATATCACTGACGAGGACGACACCTTACAAATACCATCAAGGTTTCATTATTCGTTAGTAGACTACGTGCTCTTCAGAGCTTATAGTGTCGCAGAGAAAGATATGGGAGATAAGCAGAAGGCAGCAGACAGTCTTGCATTATTTGAGCAAGAGTTTGGTACCAGGAGCTCAGCTAAAGATGAAGTATTCAATATTAGGCAGATGCCCTATAACAATTCAGATGGTTATTATTAATATATAAGGTGATTAAAATGAAAAAAGGTGATGAGGTTCGTATCATTATGCCTAATCTAGTTGGCGTAGTAACCAAGGTAGAGTGGGACGAGGACGCTGACGAGAAGAGACTGAGAGTAGATTTCTCAGGGTCTGAAGGTACTGTGAGCGAAAAGTGGGTAAGAGAAAGTAACTTGGAGTCAATATCATGATGGGTGATAAACTAAAGGTCAAAGAAAGCCTAGGCTTATCGGTTGGCAAAAAAAATGGGATCAGCGAAAGCTGTGACGCACAAGGTCATTACGGCATAACATGTACTGGTGCTGATGGCGAAGTTAAATGGACTGAGGGAATAGAGAACCTAGTAACAACTGAGGGCAAGAATAAGCTCTTGGATATATTCTTTGAAACTCCTGCTTATACTGCTGCTTGGTACATGGGTCTACAGAACGGTGCTGCTGCTACTGTAGCTAGTACATACGCTGTACCTATAGTAACTGAAGTAACTACCTACGATGAAGTAACTAGACAAGTGGTAGCGTTTAGCGCGGCTACAGCTGGTAGTATATCGACGGCAGCTCCAGTAACATTTTCAATTAACGCAAGTGTCACTATTAACGGTGTAATGCTAGCAACATTCGCAACTAAAGGCGATGTAGCTGAAGTAGGCGCATTCTTGTACTCAGCTGGTGATTTTACTGGTGGAGCAAAGGTTGTTGCCGCTGGTGATACATTAAACGTTACTTATACAGCTAGCCTATAGAGGGTAGGTAGCTCAAGTAGATAGACCGCAGCCAGGGATAGCAAGCGGTCAATCCTACACAGGAGGTATATATGGCAATTACCAGGCTAGTATTAGTAGCATCAATTGCTTCTTCTGTCGCAGCATACTTTATAGGAGCCGGTTACGCGGCACTTTGGTTGCTATGGTATTACAGCGCTAACATTAAAGAATAGCATAATACCTATACTCAAAAACACATACCATACATAAGGTCAAAAAAATGCAAATATTAAGAGCGGACACGATAACAGAAGTTACTATAGGATGTGCAATCTCAGTGGCTGACTCCTTTACCCCTGTGACAACTTTGTCTATAGCAGGAGCAGACGAGGCTGAAATTATTAAGCATGGAGCTACTACAACAACACCAATAACAGGAACATTATCGGCAATTACTGGAGCAGATGGATACTATGCCCTGGACTTATCTGCAACAGATACAGACACTGAGGGTAGGTTTACGATATTGATTAACGATGATAGCCTTATCTTGCCAGTTAAACACCAATTCATGGTGGTAAGCGCTAACGTGTACGACTCATTATACGCACCAGCTACAACAGATTACCTACAGACAGATGCCGTACAGATAAGCAGTGACACACTTGCTGCTGATAACCTAGAGGCAACCTTCGACGGAACGGGGTATGTTGACGCTAAAGCACCAGGCACACAGCACACGTTAGGGATGTTGTCCGTAGGCTCTGCTGGTATCGCAATTAACGCTGCGTCGTTTACTAAGACAGTTGGTGGCGCAGAAACAGGATCAATCGCATCCACTACATCAGCTGATGGTGTATTCCATACAGTGGAAGATCTAGCTGGAAATACTGATATCTACTATGAATTTGTACTACAAGGTGATGAGGTCGCAACGGATCTATACTGGGAAGGGTACGCTAGAAAGAAAGACGATGACTATGGGGTATTCTCATGGGATTGGGTCGCTGCCTCATGGGTGCAGCTTGGAGAGATAGAAGGAAAGAATGGTACTGGGATAATGACAGAAACGTTTACTCCAGTCTTGTCGATGACGGGAACAGGGGCTGATCTTGGTAAAGTTCGATTTAGGTTTCAATCAACTAATGGAACAGATTTTGCAACAGACAGAATTTATTGCGAATACACTGTGGTTAGTAGGACAGTAGGGTATTCAAACGGTGCTATCTGGATTGATACGAATGATGGCGTTGCCGGTACAGAGATATACGTTAATGGTGTTGCTGATAACCCTGTTAACACACTTGCTGACGCACTTACTCTAAGTACAAATGGCGGGTTAAAGCACTTTACTGTCACTCCTGGTAGCGTCATAACGTTAACAGCTGGAGTTGCTGGTAAGGTTTTTGATGGAGAAGGGTATCAACTTGCCTTAGCTGGGCAGGATATATCTAATTGTCACGTTTCACACGCACATGCAATCTCTGGCACTGCTACTGCAACTGCTGTATGGATGATTGATCACGGCATATTCATGGACGTTACTATCCCTGCAGGTGGATACATCCACCAAAGCGCTATGAAGGGAGTTGTAACTCTTGGAGAGCCTGGAGCATTCCATTTACACGGATGTTACGCTGATAGTGATTCTGGTATGACTCTTGACTTCGCTGTCGTGGGTAATGTCACTTTGTATATTCATCAGTGGGACGGGAAAATAACTTTCGCTAACATGTCTACCGGCGATAATGTTCATATTGCTGGTGCTGGCCAAATAATAACGACTAATTGTAGTGGAGGACATATCCATGTACAGGGTGAATTTAGATATACTGATGCAGGTGGTAATATAATGCTGCTGCAGTCCGACGCGAAGGATTCACTTGACGATGTACAGACTAAGGTGATTGACGTACAGACTCGTATACCGACAGCTGCTGAACTAACCTATATGGTCGATAACTCAGCAACTGGAACTCCTGTGACATTCACGACAGCAGGGGGCGGCATAACAACAGCTGTATTAAACCTTGTTGATGGGGCAGCGGCTTCAGCGGTTGACGAGCAATATACTGGACGACTACTAGTGTTTACAGATGGAACCTTGAAGGGTGTCGTAACAGATATCACTAGCTATACTGGCGGCACTACAACAGCAACCATAACAGGAATACCGACCGCGCCATTGACATCGCACAACGCAAGGATGATATAACATGGCTCTCTCAGGCTCTCAGAAAACCAGGCTCAGACTGTCTACCTTCGGGGTAGGCATCTCGACCACGTCTGGCATAGATTTTGAGGTTGGCTATGCGGATACTGCTAACGCGTCAGATCTATCGATTAACGCAACGGTAGACTACGTAGTCAGCCTCTTTGATGATCTTACGGCGGGAACATTTGGAATAGACGAAGAATTTTCTGCGGCTCAAGAAGCTAATGCACTAGAGGCTACAGTAGCACTAAGTCAAGACACTGCAGACGTTCACTTACAAGCTAATGCACTAGAGGTTACAATAGCACTAAGTCAAGGCGACGCAGACGCTCAGATCTCATTCGCACCATCATATACAATAGTTTCAACTTTATATCCACAATATTTTTCAGACACAGCGGTGAACTCTGCTGCCACAGGGATAGGTAGCGCAACAGTTACTACTGTAGCAATTAGAGATTCATTTAGCGAGATAGTTATAGATGGTAGTGTAACGGGTATTAGTAGCGTTATTGTAACGCCACCACATGATTCAAGTAATCATCCAGATCCAGTTGTGACAGCCGGGGTAACAGGTATTGATAGCGCTGTAGTGACTACCATAGTAATTAGAGACTCATTTAGCGAGCCTGCTCCTACTGGTAGTGTAACAGGTATTGATAGCGCCGTAGTGACCACTGTAGTAATTAACGACTCATTTAGCGAGCCAGCCATAACTGGTAGTGTAACGGGTGTAGGTAGTGTTATAATAACACCTCCACATGATCCAGGTAATCATCCTGATCCAGTGACAACTGGTAGCGTAACAGGGATTGATAGTGCCGTAGTTACTACCGTCATAGTTAGGAATTTATTTAGCGAGCCAGCGACAACTGGTAACGTAACAGGTATTGACAGTGCTGGAGTGACCACTGTAGTAATTAGAGATTCATTTGGCGAACCAGGTGCAACTGGTAGTGTAACAGGTATTGACAGTGTTATAATAACCCCAACCCCATAATTAATAAGGATACATCATGTTTAAAACACCAAAAGTAGGAATTAGCGGAAAATTCAAAGCGGAAGTGCTCCGCGACGGCAAGGTCATAAATACCGTAGAGAGTAGTAATGTGGTGTTATCACAGTACCTCACTAATACAGCGCTATTAGCAGCCGGCACTAACCTTCAAGTAGGCATAGGTACTACTCCACCTACGATAACTGATACAGCTCTAGTGAACCGCGTAGGGTCTGTCCAAACCTTTGTATCGTGGATTCAGGAGGCCGGTACGTTGACTGGTTCTGTATTTACTGACTCTTCATCAAAACTATTCACCTTTACCTTGGGGACTATCGTAGGTGATCTTACTGAACTGGGCTTATCTTCGGCTGCTACTTCTGGATTACAGACCAGGTCATTATTTGTAGATGAACTTGATGTACCAACTACTCTTACTGTGACCGCACAAGATCAGTTAGTCGTAACCTATACAGTATCAAAAGCTTACTCAATGACTCCTGTATCAGGATCAGTGACTGTGGGTGGTAGTGCAGTTGCTTACACAATTTCACCTATGATATCCTCTTTCGGACTTGGTGGTTTACAAGCACAGTACTTAAATGAAGTATTCCCAACCTCAAGAATTTCATTTTTTGGTGAGGATAATGTATATACTGTAGATCCTGTAACATTTGTACTATCTGCAGCAGCAGGTGGATCACTTCCGCCAGCCGTTCCTAATTTTGTTAGCACCCTAAGCAAGGTGGTAGTAGGCAATGTAGCAACAGTATCTCAGGTATACACGGTTTTACCAGAACAAGGTAACGCACCAGGTGGTGTGATCAAACAGGCGATAACGGGGTCAACACAGAGCGGTAACGCGTTTAGCACCGGACATGCCTACTATTTAATCAACTTTCCGGGGCCAAATTTCATAACCAAGACCGCTGACGATAGTATGGATCTTGTCTTACTAGAGACGATTGATCAGTCATGACACCAGAATGGATAGACCTGCCGGCTAGCGTTTACAAATCATACGGAACTCCACCTATAATACCGTATGCAGTGAGCGCAACAACCATTGGCGCTGTAGCGCTTGATGATAATTCAGCTGGGTTAACTAATAAATTCTGGGGGGTAGGCTTTGAGCCTATCTCAAAAGAGATTAGACTGTGGGATGCAGGCACAGAAACAGTACTTCACACGGAGACAGAAGATGTAACCAACATAAGTATTGCGTTTACATCAGATGCTACGGTTGCTGTAGCGTATATAACAGCGTCAGGGGCACTCAAGTTATACTGGTTTAGTGGTACGTACATTGTGTCCGCATTGGACACTGGGGTATCGCAGGTAGTGATCACTCTAGATATGAAGGATAACCCAAGTAATCCGTCAAGTGACGTCATATTAACTTACTTAAAAAGTCAGGCCATCTTGACTAGGGTACAGAATCAATCGTACGCTATAGTGGGGACTACTCCTGCAGCTAGTGGAGCTGGTCTTATATTGCAGTCAGGAATGTCTGTTGCTGGAAGATTTCAGGTCACATTCGAATCAGCTTCAGTATCAAGTGTCCTTGAAGCAGGTATCGCAACTGATACTATTATTGCACTAGGTAATAACATTGGTACTATTGTGGATGAGGGGCTAACCAGTCAAGAGGCTCATAGCGCGGGATCTGACACCCCTGCGTCCTTATCAGAGAATACATCAGCGTCAGATGTTATCATTGGCGGCCTAGCAGCGATAGCTAGTGCAGTAGAGTCTACAACGGCACTAGATGCGATTACAGCTGGAGTACGTATAACCAAGGCTCTTATCGAGTCCTTGTCCGCTATCGACCTTGTATCAGCAACAGGGAGCTTCAACGGATCATTAGGGGAAGCTAGCAATGCCACTGAAACCGAGACGACCAATTTAGGTTTTGAAGCAGCTGTTCTTGCGGCTGTTACTTCTTCTGATTTACAATCTCCTGCGGTAATAGCCCTGGTCGATGTATTAGAATTTGCTTCTCCATTAATTTTCGATGGTTGTACTGTAGATACGGTTGCTAGTTCGTCTGAATTTGCTTTTCCATTATCTTTCCAAGGTACTTCGGCAGACTTTTTCGTCGCAGAGCAAAGCGCGGCTGCTACCGATAGCATTTCATCACAGCTAACTAGCATAACAGGTGCAATAGCAAACGCAGTAGACGCAAGCGACACAATTATAAGCGGTATCATCAGTCTTAATGATATAGTAGAAGGGTCTACAGCAACAGATTCGGTTAGCTCTTCCGGTGTATTTTCAGTGTCATCTAGCGACCTAGCTAGCGCACTAGATAGCGCCATTAATTCCTCTAGCTTTGAAGCAGGAACACTAGAAGCAGTAGAGGCCTCAGATATATGGACTGGCTTTGATGCTGGTTTGATTAACGTCATAGAGCAAAGCGAGGCGGGTGATTTCTTCAGTGTCTTTTTAGCTAGTGATAGGGACTCGATCTCTTGGATAGCTATAGAAGGATCTTCACCGTACACTATGGTAGAGTCCGGTGACCTTATATATGTAGAGCATAGCGATAAGCTAGTTTCTATAGGTGTCAGATATGCTGACGTATAATAACTAAATAACGAGAAATAATTATGAGATCATACCCAGCAAATTCACAAGATATCCTACAGGCCAGTGCGCCTCAAGATCCTGATTCTGAACTATTTTATGGATTTAAATACAAGCCTCAAGTATGGGAGCCAGGAGTGGTTTACAATAAGCTGCTCAATTGGGTAGCTCCGACTGTTCCTAATGGATACCTGTACATAATTACAAGTAATGGCGTTAGTGGCTTAGATGAGCCTGTGTGGCCTACAGTAGCTAAAGGTACTATAGATGACGGCACTGTAAAATTCAAAGCCATCGAATACAACGCATTCTTATTCCCAGGCGATACGCTAACTGATAGCGCATGGACTGCAACAGGAGGCGTTCCGGTTACTAATACGTCTTTTACTGCTGAAGGTGAGACATTAGCAATGTTTGGGACTATCCCTGCAGGCGTAACAGAGTTCACTATCACTAATAGCGTTACTAAGCATAATGGAGAGAAAGACGACCGGTCTCTACTTATAACAGTAGCAGAGAGATAAGATATGGCTAATGATCCTACGGTTAACATAGATAAATTCACAGGCATTCGTAACAAGCAACAATCCAGAAGGTTAGCACCAGGGTCGTTGGTTACAGCGGAAAACGTCAACATCGATGATGCTGGCGGTATAGTTAAGCGCCAGGGACATTCTCTGGCTTTGTCTGCCTCCAATATAACAGCGGCTTTCTCTACTCATGATCAGCGTCGAACATTCGTTATTGACTCTGGTAATCTACAGCTCATTAATGAGGATTTTACAGTAGTAATCCTGGAAACAGGCCTGAGTGCTGAATACGTTTACTGGCTTGAAACGGCTGATTTCATACTAATGTCAACAGGACATCTTATTGATATTAACAATAATGTTAGCCTATGGCGCATCCCAAATCCACTAGCACCCGTTGTAGCCCACGGATCTGGCGACCTCCCTGCTGGACAGTATCAGTTAGTAATTACTTACGTTGATAGCACAGGAAGAGAGGGCGGAGCAAGTGAAATCTTATTCTTTGATACTGAAGATAATGCTGGCTTTTCTTTCATACCAGAGTATAATGGTTATAACGTACGCGCGTATGTGTCCGACACTAACGGAACAGTTCTGTATTTTCAAGGCGAACATACGTCTGGTGGCGTAACAGTGACAGATACTTCGTTACTATCATCACCTATAGATGACAATCAATTAAATTCATACCCTGCTCCAGCGGACAGCAAACAACTTGCGTTCTTTGAAAGCAGTGTATATACGGCAGTTCCAGATGGTAATCAAACTGCTGTGTTCTTTTCACAACCTTTCTGGTGGAACTTGTTCAGTTTACGTACTGATCACTTAATTGTCCCCGGCAAAGTTAATCTTCTTCACGGAACGCAGTCTGGGTTAGTTATTGCGACTGATGATGAGATCTACGTATACACAACAGAGGGCGCACTTGCGCGTATAGCAGAATATGGAGTGCCTGCAGGTAAGGCACTTGCAGAAGCGGACAATGGAGTGTCTTATATACATACCAACCAGGGTCTTTGCCGGCTATTCCCGTTTGAGAATTTAACGGAGGATAAGTTGAGCTTAGCTCCTGGCGATCTATGTTACACGGAAGTGATGGAGGACGAAGGATATACACGAGTCGTTACGATAACGGACGGTAATGGAGTGGCAGACAACAAACTTTAACTTAATTTAGGAAATAAAAATGACAGTAAAATACTCAACAGGCCAACTAAATAGTTTGCAGGAGAAGATTAAAGCGGATATGACTCTCTCTTTTGTCAATATCTATACTGGCGCACAACCTGCGTCGTCTGATCAACCTATGACAGGGACTCTATTAGCAGTAGTATCAATTGACGCTAACGGTACAGGCTTGACGTTTGATACGCCATCTGGTACTAGTATGTCTATCCCTGCAGGTGTCAACTGGCAGTACACTGGTATTGCAGCTGGTACGGCAGGATGTTTTAGACTTGTATCCTCAACTGATACTAACGCACAATCCACAACAGAGAAGCGTATTGACGGTAACGTAGGTACAACTTCAGGTGACATGATCCTTAGCAACATTAACATCGTTGTTGGTGCTCCAGGAACAGTCGATATCTTCAACATCGTACTTTCATAAGGGGCTTATCATGGCAATGTCCAATTTTTCAGAAACGGCAGTACTGGATCATATTTTGACCGCTACAGCTTACACGTCGCCTAATGCTACATTGCATCTAGGTCTTCTTGTAGCAGGGTTCTTAGACGGAAGTCCTGCAGCTGGTGAAGTAGATGCCGTGGCTGACGACACAGCATACGCTAGACAACCCATTTCATTCGGCGCTGCTGTTGCTGGGAACTTACAATCATCAAGTGAGAGCAGTAACACTCAAACATTCCCTGCAGTAGTGCATGGAACTAACGCTGCAGACTACAATGTAACGCACTTTGCTATCTATGACGCATTAGTCGCTGGGAACGTTATTTACTGGGCACCTTTATCAGCTTCTATCTTAAGGCAGGTAGGCAAGACTCTTGTCTTTGATACTGGTAATGTCACAGTGGTGCAGAGCTAATGGCTGATCCCTTCTGGATAAATTTACGGAACGCCAACAGCAACCAAGGAGAAATCCCTTTATCCCCTAACTCTTTATGGGTTACGGGTCAGGGACTGTATGGTCAGATAGGAGACGGAAGTGCAGCGCCCAGACATTATTTTGATGTTCTGACTGGGTTTGAACCATTCTCGCCTGTACCGGGCTTTCCACTAGAGAGTGATCTTACTATAATTGATGGAGCGGGTAACAGTGCGTTCCTGATAAGTAACGGAGTCATATGGGGAACTGGTAGAGACCATAGCGGAAAGCTGGGTATCGGTGGCGGTATAGGTGTTCATCAAGACGCTTTTGAACCATCAATAACAGCAAACATGGTGTCCGTATCGGGTAGTGCGTCGAGTCAGTCAGTAGCTCTGGATAGCACGGGCTTAATGTGGGGTGCAGGAGCTACTAATCAGTTAGGTGGTGTAGGCGGCGGTGATTCTTTTGTTCCAATGGGACTTGTTGCAGATAGTGTACACTGTGCGAGTGCTGGGGTTTTCTACATTCTTAATGGTTCGTTATTTGCGACTAGCTCGTCTAATACTAGCTCAGAGTTTGGATTTGGAGATTTTCTTCCGCATCCTACATTCCAGCCGGTACCGGGCATGGTAGGTGTTAAGTCTGTGCAGAGTATAGGAGGAGTGTCATTCGCGATCATGCTAAATGGTGACTTATATGCTGATGGCTTTTCATGGCACAACGATGGCAACAATCAAACCCCAGGTTTCACCTTTACAGGGTTGACAAATGTTACTGCTGTCGATAGCTCAGATGACTTCGGCATGGCAATATCTAATGGAACGCTATACGCGTGGGGAACGAATACAAGCGGACAACTAGGAATGGGTGATAAGGTTAACAGATTCGGTGCGCCAAGCTTTACTAACACTGGTCACACTGGAGTAACCCAGGTTGCCTGCGGGGATCAGCATACGATGATGGTTAAAAATGGACAGCTATACGCTGCTGGTTCAAATTTCCACGGACAACTAGGACTGGGTGCGCTTCCGGAATCGATATCGTTTGTTACAACAACCGATACATTCTTAAATGTAATTGACAACGTTGCACAAATTAGTTGCGGACTGAATACTTCTTACGTTTTAAGAAGCTCGTATTAAGCAGTTAGACATTTATTAAATAAAATAGGAATAAGATAATGGCTTTAAAATTAAGCACAGGATTAAGAAATAGCATGCTAGTGACCGCGCCATTTAAAGGCAGTATGGATACCTGCGTGATGAAGATATACTCTGGCACTGTTCCAGCAACAGCTGATGCTGACTGTACTGCAGCAGCATTGTTATGTACAATATTTAAAGATAATGACGGAGTTACTACGCTAACGTTTGAAGGAGCCGCTGTCGATGGCACAGTGACTAAGACGACCGCTGAAGTATGGGCGGGTACTAATGCCTTATCAGGTACTGCGTCTTTCTATAGACTAGAGCTTGCAGCTGACGATCAGTTATTAAGCACTACACAGGTCAGAGTGCAGGGCGACGTAGGTACTTCAGGAAAGGAATTAAACCTAACAAGCACAGTACTGACAGTAAACTCAACTCAGAATATTGACTTCTTCTCTTTAAGTTTACCAACCTTATAATATAAATGTCGTCATTTACGTACGAAGGCAGCCTTAGCCAAGCGCTACAGTGGTGGCCTTTTGCTATTGGACAGCAAGCAGTTATGGCTAAGCATGGGCAGGTTATGAAAACAGTCGTTCCTGCTCCTGGCGTAACTGTCATGATACGTACTGCGCCCAACCATGTGCATATAATTGCAGGTGAAATTGGGTACGAATTCTCTATACACCTTTACCCTTTTTTTGGAAACGATATAGAGGTTGCTTACTTCTTAGATACTAAAGACGCCAAACAAAAGGACGGTGTAGGAGAGAGTATATTAGGATCCCCTTATCAAGATGGTTTAATCCCGTCTACGCCAGTACAAGGCAATCATATCAATATGTGGATGGGTGAGGAAGGTCGTGTAATGACAGGTTGTAATGGACAGAGATACGGATCTGGCGTAGGGTTAAGCACTTCTAATATGTCAGATAAGGTCACAGAGAGGTATCCTCGACTAGTTATTGACAGACAGCTACTATGGGAAGGCGATCAGCTAGTAACAGCCGCAGCGATAGTTTTTGGAGTAAAGGTTGGGGTTAGTTTAGATGGTGGCTTACACTACTGGAGTGGAACTAATAATGACCACTCATTTTTTCCAACTGTACTTGGTGCAGGAACTGAGTGTTACTGGGTTTTCAATAAGGCAGGTACTGAGTGCGTAGGTATAGACTACGGCATATATGACAGTCAAGTAGAAAGAACAGCTAACCTAATAAGAATTACCTGGACTGAAGAGTTCATTAATAATGGCACGGAACAGATTATCACTCCTGAATATACATCTGAGCCTATAAATATAAGTACTTACGCTGCAGACTATGACCGTACAGAGGATGCTGACGAGTTAATTACGTGTGAGTTTAAAAGTTATAACAGAGGGTCGTATACACTCTTTCCTGGATATATAGGAACTGAGAAAAACCCACCTGACTATCGAGACACATTCGAAGCTTACAGATTCCAGGAAGGGGACTATAGCTTTGTTAAGGACGGGGTAACGCTAAATGGCTATTTCTATTGGTACTACAAGGATGCATGGGAAGACGTGCCAGTTGGTCTCATCGGTGATGTGGCGCCATATGTAGGGACAAGGACTGACCTTGGTAGTATGTTCTGGATGGACGCTGTGGACACCACAATGGTCATTTCTCGTGGGTTCACATCCAAGAAATTAGCAGACATAATACCTTTTGCTTATAACGATCGAGGAACAGACTTACCTCTGGGTAGAGTTGATCCAACTGATGTATCATATAGGGGATCGCTAATAGGAATGGATTTGCGATATAGATCTTACTGTATTTCTACAGATGGATACATCTCTAGTCCTACTGAAATAGTTAGCACACACACACCTACATTCAATACTAATATAACGTGCGTAGTAAATGGAAAGGCCGTGATGAATGGCGCTCTTAGCTCTGGTACTATAGTGCCATTCGAGGGAATGCAGACGCCTAGTAAGAATGTTCCAGAACAATACAGAATAATGACGTCCTATGAGCTTGTACGTAGAGCTGAGGGACTGGCTGTTTCACCGAAAGGGGACGAAGCCGCAACATATGTACGTACAACTTTTACAGGCCTGTCTCACGATATAGATTTTAATAGTAGCGAAACGTCAATGTTTGGAGGATATCACGCTAACGTATTAGATAAGTTCATCTCTGATGGCAATAGCATTGGCTACAGCGAAACACTGATTTCAACATACAATTCATGGGTATAGTAAATGGCTAATTCAATATCAAAAACAATTCAACAAATTCTTGTACCCTCATCCCCTGTTACAGTAACAACGTCAACTCCAGGGTCAGTTAAACTTTCCCTAAAATCCAGTAGAGAGCCTGCTGTTTATAGTTACTTATCTATAGCACCTAAGTCTGGCGCCTCTGGTAGTTCTTATACTAACACCTACCTAGACCTTACTCAACCAAAAAGCATACTGGAAGATGTATGGGAAGGCGTAGAGCCTGGAACTTATACAGTATTCGCAAGAGGTACTGCAAAATTCCTAGATAGCACTAATACTGAGCCCGGAGCTACTTTTCCAATGACTGTTCCTGAGTCATGGATAGACACCGTCACTACACCCGCTAAAACAACTACAATAACATATACACCACCACCTGTATTGGTAGATGCTCCTACAGCAAGTTGGGATTCAGGCGGCACATCTTCACCAGTATTTTCTGATGATGGTGAAGTATCCTTTAGAATAAAGGGCGATAACGTACAGTCTGTTGCCGGTCTAAACGAATCATTAGGAGCTGAGTCAGTCACTTACACTGATATCAATTTCGCTATATATGCGAATCGTGGTGAATACCGGGTAATGGAAAATGGAGGGTACTCCACTGCAGCTCAACCGTTTACTGAAGAGCAGGTATTTAAGATTTCTCGTATCGGAGGCCTGGTAAAGTACTACGTAGATGACGCTCTGATTCATTCGTCACTTCAAGTGTCTACTGCAGACCTGATACTGGATGCGTCATTGTATTATGGCGGTGACACTATATTGGATGGTGAACTAATAGATCTAGAATCACTTTCCGTGATCGCTCCATCTCCGCAAGTACTAGCAGGATCATCTGAATTAGAACATAAAGTCATTCAAACAGGAAATGGAGCTCTAGGTTGGGGCACATTTTATGGGTTGTCAGACATGGATCTGACCAGAACATCTATCTATGCAACCGAAACACTTAGTGGTGAGGCTTCTGCGTCAGCTACTGGGAGAGAGCTTGAAGGTCAGAATAACTCTCATACACTTCCTTTAACTGGTATATCTAGTGATGTGCCATATGGAGCTGGTACAGGAGCAATGCTACCGGCTACTAGCTCAGCTGCTGCTGGACTGATTAATGTTGGTGTGGGTATTGGGAATGCCTTAATGCACCCCGCTCTGTCTCAGGCTACAGGATTGACCGGTGGAAATAACTTAGATACCACGGCAAGCATGCAGGCTATCACCGGGCTTTCCTCTGATAGAGATCTAGCGCAAGGCATCGGGTCTATGTCAGAAATGACAGGATTTGCAACGAACTATACGACTCCGCAAGCTAGGCCAGAGGTGACAATATATACGACTCTAGCACAAGGTTCCGGAACATTACTACATACTGGTAGGCATATACTAACAGCCGCTCACGTACTAGATGGTTCTCAGCACTTAACGGCTAATTACAGCCTGGTATTTTTTGATGCGATAGAAAACGGATTTACACCGCCTGCAATAACAGGGATAACATTCCACCCTGATTGGGACGGAGACTTCAGAAACGGTAATGACATTGCGATCATAGAGCTAGAGGAGTATATCCCCTGGGCAAGAGGTATTGAACCAAGTCAGTCACTCGACTCTATAGATAGGGATTGGGACGCTTTATCTTATAGTCCTCGCGTACATCCAGTAACTGGGTCAGTATCAACTGCAGGATGGGATGCGTACGCAAACACTTACGACGACAATGAAGTTGCTATTAATGCAAGACTTCCTGGTACATTTAATGTCCCAGTCGATTCAATGCTGGCGTATGATTACGACAATGGACTAGCAGCTAACGATGCCTTTGATGTCGTTCTTGGTATACCTGGATTAGGGATTGATAATGAAGGTATAGCTACGCCTGGAGACTCTGGAAGCGCAAGGGTTATTGATGGGAAGATAGTAGGTATATCCAGCTATAGTGGATCCACTGGATCATCAGCAGACATTAATACAGCTAGTAACGGTACTTACGGGGACTTCGGGTTTGACGTTAGAGTTTCCTACTACCTTGATTTTATTGAAGAAACAGTGGGGTCACTGACGTTTGCTACCTCACCAGACAATACTGTTCCTGGCCAGGCTGATGTTGCAATAACAGGCTTTAACACATTCATCTATAGTATAGGTAAGGCTAACTTTAATACTGCTAGCCTAAGCGGCTTTGATACAGAAGTAACACTATATGGTGGATCTGTCGCAGCAGTTGGATCAATGACGACGTCTATAGAGTCCACTGTTAACAATCCTGTTTACGGGGTGGTTAATCTAGGATCATTCACATCATCAATGACATCAACAAGTCCTACTGGTTCGATAGCTTCTGCAGACGTCCATATGAGGCTTGGGAAGACCGTAGTGGCTTATACAGGCGCAAGCTGTACCATAGGGTCATTTAGTAGCACAATCACCGCTAAGGGCATTAACGGGCTTGTTGGACGGGCTACGCTAGAAGGATTCAGTACATCACTAACTTCGATTGTGAGTACTCCTTATCTTGCTCAAGCAAATATTGCGATGCCTAGTGTAACTAGCGTGTACGGAATTGCAAGACCAGGTGGCTTTAGCACACAGATAATTGCTAGTAATACTCTAGTAGTTAATAACGTCGTTGCGTACTCTGTTAACGTGACGTCGAATGAAACAACAATTTACACGCCTTACGAGTTCGACTCAATACTAAGGATATTTAATAAATACTATGGCGTTAAGTCAACAGGATTGTATTTACTAGAGGGAGTAGACGATGATGGGGTCAATATCGACGTTAAGATTAAGACGTCAATGATGGACTTTGGTACAGCATTACATAAAAGAGTTCCTTATATGTATATGGACTCAGACAATGACACACTCATAACTCCTTTCATCGATGACGTACCAAGCGAACAACATCAGTCTGGGTTTGCTGGAAGAAGAACTAAACTAGGGCGAGGTAACTCAGGTAGATTCTGGGGCTTTGAAGTAGTTAACGTTGAGGGTAACGAGTTCAAGCTAGGTAGCTTAGAAGCGTACGCACAAACACTAAATAGGAAAGTATAATGGCACAAGATATAGATACAATTATAAAGGACTCCCGTACAGCTGCTTCTAACTTCGCTAGTATTGCGAACGCAGCGCTGAATGGCGCACAGGGAGCGGCGGGTGCCATACAGACTGCTGTATCAGGGAACCTTAACTTCCAGCAAGACGCGGCAATAAACTTCCAGGGTGGTAATGCACCCACTCTTGAGGATAGGTTTACGCTTCCCTTTGATAATTCAGCGAGGCCAACCCTGAATGCCATAAATTTACCTGAACCCCCTTCATACCCTAATCCTGTAAGTATAAACATTGACGGGTTGTTTGGTCAGTCGGTACCGGACTTTGATACGAGAGGCTTTGGCGAATCAGCGCCTGTCCTAAATACAGACGGCCTGTTTGCCGGCCTAGAAGCTCCTGTATTAAACACGTTTGAAGCACCTGCAGTGTCTGACGTTGATGTGGGTGACGCTCCAGAATTAAACATACCAGAATTTACAAGCAATTTTGTTGATCCAAACATAGCCGCACCTACAGCATGGGACAGCGCGTACCAGACTGATTACGACACCGTGCTACCAGAGATGCGTGGGTTCATCGAAGACAACCTTAGCAGTTGGATGGCTACGTACGCACCTGACTACCAGAGTAACTTGGCTGAGCTTCAAGCAAAGGTCTCTACTGATATGCAAAGCGGACAAGCTTTGTCTGACGAGTTTGAAACGTCACTGTACAATAGAGCAAGAGCAAGAGTAGAAGGCGAGAGAATAAGAACTGAGCGTACAGCACTGCAAGGGATATCTAAGAGAGGCTTTAGCCTTCCGAGTGCAATACTGTCAGCCAGCCTCCAGGACTCACAGCAAGCAGCAGCAAACAACATAGCGACACAGTCAACAGAACTTGCAATAGAGCGAGCAAAAATAGAGATACAGCACGTACAATTTGTCATGCAGATAAGCCAGGGATTAACGCAAGTGTTAGTCGGAGCATCTTTATCCTACGCAGGAGTATTAGCAACGGTTAATGGTCAAGCGCTAGAACACAGTAAGCAGTTAGCTACCATACTATCCGACATATACGGAAACCTGGTCAGCAGAGGGAACTTAAGTATTGATGTGCACAGGGCTGAAGCGCAAATATACGAGACACAATTAAAGTCATCTCTTGCTGCACTTGATGGTTTTAAGCTAGAGCTAGACGCTGCCAGACTAGAGAAAGATATTGATGGGGTTAATGTTGATATCTATAGTAAGCAAATACAGGCTGAGGGATTGAAGATCCAGCAGTACGTATCGAACATCCAGGCGACTAGTGAGAAAGCTTCTCTGGAGAAATTAAAGATTGACTTATACGGTGAACAGGTTAATGCATATGCTGCAGAAGTTAAAACCCAAGAGTACGCGTTGAGTGCGTACGTAGCATCACTAAACGGAGATGAGTCACGGGTTAAGGGAGAGATCGCTAAACTATCTGCTTATACCGCTGAAGTTGAAGCAGTGAATGCTAAACTTGGTGCTGACGTAGAGTACATGAAAGCTAGTGATTCACACAACCGTAGTATACAAGATATATACTCTACTGAACTTGGTATATATAAGACTGCCGTTGATGCTGAGAGTAGTCGTTTTGCTGGATCAGTTGAAGCTAACAAAGCTGCACTATTCGCATATACAAGTGACAACGAGGCTAACTTAAACACATATAAAATAAGCTACGATAAGTCTAGGCTAGACCTACAGGCTGCAGAGAAGAGCTTTGAAGCTGACCTCAAGGTAGAGATAGAAAATGCTAGCAACATCCTTAAGAGCGCCAATATACAGGCCGATACATCAGTGGCTGCAGGCCGGGTGTACGGAACGATGGCGGCAAGTGCTCTTAGCTCTCTAAACACAATGGCATCTAAGTCAGCGACAGAGTAATAAGCCCTTGTAATTACAGTAAAAATAATGTAGAATAAGCCTAAGAATAGGCATCAAATTTTTCCGGAGATATAAAAATGAACGACCCTAAGAATAACTTTGAAAATGCTCCGCAGCTTAATGCGATGGTCATGAAGGATAACCCTGCAGGTGTAAACAGGGCTGTTGCAAAGCATAACGCCGGTATTAAGCCAGTTGGTGCAGCTGCAGCACAGAACACCCCCGTAGCAACGCCTAACCAGGCCACACAGAATTCATATGACGTCACTAACGATCAAGGTGCAAACCCTTTCGAGGCTGTCAGTCAATTAGGAAGCCCCGACTCTCAGGCTAGATGGGATTCAATAATACAACAGAACCAGGCTAATATCCTTGAGCATGATAGGATATCAGGTAGAAAGTCTACTGAGCCAGTGGTCACGCTAGCTGCTAATCTACCTCCACAGGGCGTACAGACAATGGATCAGCTAGGGTACTCCCGTAACGTACGAGACCCAGGAACTGGACTACTAGGAAAAACTCGCTTCGATGAAGATCATCAGTTCGGAGTTCAGTTCGGTGATAACAGTATTGGTGGGCTGACTCAAGAGAAAGCAGCGGAGATAGCAAAGCTGACAGGCTCTAAGTCATTCAATAATACATCACCTGAGATTTTAGAGCAGAGAGCCACCCAGGTAAAGGAAAGACAGTTAGCCCAGGCAAATTTTGCATTACTGAATAGTAGTGATGAAGCTGAAGTTGCTCGCGCTCGACAGTTTATTGCAGCGTCTCAAGGACAGCAGAAAATAGACGCAAACATTTTTAATGCTGAGAACGTCAATACCAACGCCCAGAGCTTAACTACGGAAACCGGCAGACAGTTCGACGCGACCAACAAACTGGCTAAGGAAAAACAACAACCAGCTATAGATAAAGCTGCAGTAGATGCTGAGCTAGTACAGTTAAGACAAGCTCTTCTTGACCAAGCAGTTGGCGGTGATAAGAAGGCGCAAAAGGAATTCCAGACTAGATATGGAGTACCTACACCAACAGAACTACAAGAGCTGACTGACGGTTCCGGTAGAGTCTTCCCGGTAAGTGGAGACGGTGCACAGGAATATTTACAGAGTCAACAGAAACAACAGAATAGACAGAACAATGCTAGGTCTATCCTTAACAACCCTAACTCGACGCCACAGCAGCAACAGTTAGCACAGAATTACCTAGCACAGTTTGCTCAACAATTACCACAACTTTAAGAGATTAAGATGCCTGAAAATAAGAACCTAAAGAAAACAAGTACAGACGCTGCTGCAATGGGACTCGATCCTTACGCAGCTCTGGATAATGATCCATTAGCGGTCTTAGAAAACGATCCATATGCAGCGCTAGACGGTGACTTTGGTGTAGAGCCAGCACCATTAGCTTTAGCTCAACCCGAAAGAACGATAGGCGGAACCCTTGGGGATATAGGAGTAACCGGACTAAAGTCAGCTGTAGGATTGGTTGAGGCTGGTATTGGTTTGGCTGACATTCCAACCCTGGGTTATGCTGGAAAAGCCGCAGAGGCACTAGGTATTAGAACCAAGGATACCCAGGATATATTAGAGAACTTGTATAGTCCTGCTCAGAAGTATGCAGACAAGCAAGTATCTGACGCTAAGGGTTTTGTGGACACAGTCGGGGCGGGTCTCAGCAATCCATCAACTATACTAAAAGCAGCAGGAGAGTCCGCAGCCTTAATGGGTGGCGGTGGTGTTATTGCGCGTGGAGTACTTGCGGCAAAAGGTATAACATTGGCTAACGCAACTGCAGGACAACTAGGTCTTGCATCAGCTATAGGTGAGGGTGCTGTCGGAGCAGGTTCAGCAGCAGAAGGATCAAGACAAGGAACTACAGATGGCTTATTAACTCCTAAGCAGTCAGCTCTAGCGATTGCGACCGGTATAACTACTGGTGCGTTCAACAGGGTTGGTAGTAAGCTTGCAAACAAATTTGGCTTTGACGATATAGATCAAGTCATAGCTCGTGGTGCCCGAAGCGGAGAAACAACATCAAAGACCATTGGTCGTAGAATGGCTGAAGGTGGTATATCGGAAGGCTTGTTCGAGGAACTACCACAAAGTGTTGCAGAAACAATCCTTAGCAACGCAGCTATGGATCTTCCACTTATGCAAGGTGTCCCGGAAGGTGCTGCTATGGGTCTATTGACCGGTGGTGCAATGGGTATGGCAATCAACGCTAGGCCTACTAGAAAGCCCAACGCTCCAATAGGCAACGCACTGGATCAAGCGCAACTAGCTCTACCGGCTCCAGGACAGGTTCCTATATTAGCAGGTTATGATAATCAAGATGAAGCACAAGCAGAACGAACAGAGGCAGATGGACAAAGACTAGCCCAGCGCTTCTTTAACAAAGCCAATCCCGGAAAGGATGAAGAGATAGATACTACTGACTTTAAAGCGCAAGCGATAGCAAGTGGTCAATCACAATCAGCGGTCGATAGTTTTCTAGAAGGTCTTGATACACCTATCGAGCCTAACACTACAGGACTACAGGACGGCATTAATCCACAGGACGTAATCAGTCAGCAAGAAGAAGGTAAGCTGAAGCAAGCCCAGATGGATTCGGACTTTGAAGGAAGAGAGCAAGATCCTACACAACCTGCTAAGGACTTTGTTACGTTTGCAAACGAGAAAGGATTATCACGTAAAGAGCGTAAGGCACTACGTAAGTTCATGGCAGACCAACAGATGTCGAGAAGAGCTAAAGATAACTTCATAGCTAAACTACAGGAAGGAACAGACCAGAACACCCAGGACAATACCCAGGAAGAGAGTATTGTGGACATAGCCCTAAAGGAAGCGAGCAAGCTCAAACAGAGCGGAGAAGTGGCTAACACTCAACTATCATCAGCACTAACAAAGGCAATCAATGAACCAATCATCAGCGGAAACACTAACAACGATATCAATACTAACGGGTCTAGTGGAAGCACAGAGTCAAGCGTTAACACGGATGGAGTCGGAAATAATCTCGTTACGGGTAGAACTAACGAATCAGAAGTACTTGATGGAGCTAGCAATACCGAAGCAGGAGTTGAAGCAACTCATGCCGCCGTACCAAAATTAATTAATCAAACCAGAGAAAACATTAATGAGCAGAAAGAAACGGAAAGCAAAAAAACGGCAGTTAAAGCGGAATCAGGAGAACAAATAAATGAAATTTACAATAGCTCCATTACACCCACCAATCAGATCGAAGCTACAGAAGCTGAGATCGAATCAGGGGTCATCGGTCAAAGTCAAGATAGCTCTAAGCCTTTGGAACAAACGGTGGCGAGTCCTGCTGTCAAAAAAGAAGCGATTCTAACGCAGAAGAAAAACAGATACATTAACAATCAAATTAAAGCTGCTGGTTTAAATAAAAATTCACCTGGGTACGATAATGCTGTCAATACTTTACAAAAGCAGTATAATAAAGATCTCGAAAAAGCAGAGTTTTCTTTGCCGTTCGAGGAATTTAAAAAGCTACCTGGTAATCGCAAGCAGAGTGATGGGGTTGTACGTGAGGTCTATGATACTGTTCGTGCGGAACTGGGGATACAAACTAATAAAACACAGGATAATAATGAGCATAGCCCAGAAACCAAAAAAAGTACCACCAACACAGCCGCCGTGGGAAACGGAGAACCAACGGCAACTAGAGTACCTGATGGAGCATCAACCACCAATAAAGAAGAAAAAGTAAGTGCGCCTGTAGAAGAAACAACGGAAGTTTTAGCTAACACAACAAAGGGCACTAGTACTAGGCTTGATCGCAAGACAAAAAAGGTCTCACCCAAGAAGCGCAATTACTCAGACAGTCGAGTTGCGAGAGAAAATGATGGAGACACACAATCCTTCAGCAAGGAAGATCCAAGTGCTGATCAGCGAGATGATGTACAAGCAGTATTTACTCCTTCAAAAAAGTTAACTATGAGCGCAAAGCTGGGTGGTATGACTGCCAGTCCAATGACTGAGCTTAAGCCTACGAATAAATCAGTGCGTAAGTTTCTTGCAGGAATGAAGAAAGCAAAGGCAGGAAAATTCGGAGCAGCAGTTTTTGTTTATGAGGCTTCAGAATATAAGAAGATGAGAATGTTCTTATCTAGTGATGGTCAGAGTGGGTTCGCAGTTAAGCCTGATGGTGATATAGTTAGTGTATTTAATCATGCTGGTGGTGGTAGAGTTAACCCAATGATGGAACTAGCAGTACAGGAAGGCGGAACAAAACTTGATGCGTTCGATACAGCACTAGTTGACATGTACGAACTAAGTGGATTCAAGCCAACAAAAATGGATCCTTGGGACGAAGCTTACAAGCCAGCTGGCTGGAGTAAAGAAACATTTAAAGATTTTAATAACGGAGAACCTGGTGTAGTATACATGGTTCACGAGAAAGACTATAGTCCATCTAATATTTTAGCCAGTAAAAAGACAAAGGAAACAAGCAATGACAGTACCACAGGAAAAGAACAACAGAGTAGAGACGGAAGCGGACGGAGTTCTAGCCGGGACACTTCGCGTCTTGAAGGCGCACCAGAGATTAAGGGAGCGTCAGGACAAGATAAAGCAATCGTCGAAGTCGCACAGCAATACGCAAAAGACAACGGAATAGATCTAAAGAGACAGTCAGACTATGTCGAGGTGGATTTTGAACTCGCAAAGAGGATAGCCCAGGCATACGAAGATATGGAGCACAAGCCGTCTGATCCTGTTGTTGCTGAAGCGTACCAGAACCTAATCAAGCAAACTAGAGCCCAGTATGATGCACTAGTTAAAGCTGGATATGAGTTCTACTTTGTTAATGCAGCGGACGCTATCGACTTCCTGTCTAGTCCTTTTAATGCTATGCGTGAACTACGTCAAGCTAAAAAGCTAGGCGTGTTTCCAACTGTAGATGGATTTGGCGAAGAGAATTCAAAGCTTGATGTGTCCGACAACCCATTGCTAGCTGACACTGGTATAGTATGGAATGACATCCAGGGCAACAAAAAGAAAGTATTAGCAAATGATCTATTCCGTGCAGTACATGATGTCTTCGGGCATGGCACAGAGGGGTCAGGATTCCGTGCGCGTGGAGAAGAGAACGCATGGCAGGCACACAGACGCTTATTCACTGGATCCGCTGTAGCGGCTATCACCTCTGAGACACGAGGACAGAATAGCTGGTTAAATTACGGCATTCACGGAGAAACTAATCAGACTGCTCAGATAGAGGATACAATCTTTGCAGATCAGAAGACAGGGTTAATGCCTGAGTTCACATGGACAGAAGGTGTTGCGGGTGACGAAGGTGTGCTTCAGTCTAACAGCGATACAAAGACTGGATCTACAGTAGAACAAATAGAAGCGCTCATACCTAGACGTACCAAAAAGCTGCTTGATAGCGGTAGGCTAGAGGTCGTGCAGTCTGTAACCGATATTAGCGATAACTCATATTCATTTACTAGCAATGATGGTCTTGAGGGATTTTATGATCCTAAGACTGATAAGCTATATTTAGTAGCTGACATGCTAGACAAGGAGAACTTCTCTAGTGTATTGAACCACGAGCTATTCCATAGAGCAAGACGCACAGATAAGAAGCTAAAGAGAAACCTGGCTGAGATAGATAGAAGACTTCAAGCTAGATTCAACTTAGCAGCGGAAGGCAAAGGTACTGCAGCAGAGCAGGCAGCCTACAAGCGAGTGATGGATGCCAATACTCCAGCTAAAAACCAGCTAGAGGAATTCCAGGCGTACATGATCACTGACTATAAT